AAGGTCATTCCAAAATGCGGTGCCGACATCGGCTCCTCCTATTGCGGGCAACAAAAAACCCGCCTGGAGGGCGGGTTCGGGAAAGGCGATCAGACGTGGCCGCTACTGCCAGCGGCAATCCTCGGCGAAATCAGCCGGGATCGGATCGAGCGCGAGCAGCGCGTCGCAGGCGGCGCGAATGGCGGTGCGCGCATCAATCACCGCCTGGGGCACCCGCCCGCCGCTGGTGGGATCGGCCGCCCGGACCACGTACCAGTCGGTGGGGCCCAGGCGCCGGGCCGCTTCCTGGCGGACCCGGTCGGCGGTCACGGGCGCCGGCGTCACGTCGACCACGGCATTTGCGTCCCACCGCTTGCCAGGCCGGCGGAGGGCCTTCCACTGGTCCTCGGTAATCCGCTTGCAGCCTTTCGGTCGGTCGTCGGCATTGATGCCTTCGACCCAGAAGCCTGCCGGCGTGCCGTCCGCGTTGAGCTTTGCGTAAACACGCATCACGTTGCCCCCACCGAAAGCCAGAAGAACGCTTCGGCCGAACCGCCCGTCGAGCCGCCGCTATAGAAGAGCCGCGAGACGCCGAAGTTGGAAGCGCTCGGCGAGTGAACGTTGAAGCTGACGAAGCCGGTCGACATCGGCTGGACCATGACCGCGCCCAGTGCCGAGTGGGCGATGGGGAACGCGATCGCGTCGGCGGCCGCAGAACCCCACTGGACCGTGAAGCCGTTGGCAAAGCGAATGTAACCCGGGTTGCCCGCCGAGAAGTGCGTCGGGTTGCCGAACTTGCCTGCCAGGGCGGTCGACAGCCAGCCGATCGCTGAGGCGTAGATGTCGCCACCGGCGTTGACTTGGAAGTTGCCGCCCGTCCCCTGGTTGGCGAGAATCTGCGTTCCGTCGCCGCCGATATAGCGGTTCCAGATCGCCACGCCGGTCTTGTGCATGATGTCGTAGGGGTCGGCGCTCTGTTTGATCAGATTGCCGGTGAGCGTCCCGCCGGTCAGCGGGAGCCGCGCCGCGATCGCCGTGTTCGCCGCGGCGAGCGCGGCCGTCACGGTCGCGGCGAAGTCCTCGTCGTCACCAAGCGCCGCGGCCAGCTCGTTGAGCGTGTCCAGGGCGCCGGGCGCGCCGCCCAGAAGCCCGTCGACCGCCGTCTGGATCGCGGCCTCGATCTCGGTCGCAGTCATCGTCCCGATCAGGGCGGGCGTGATGGCGTGCGGGTTGTCGAGATCCGCGACGTGCGCGGAGAGGCCGGCCGCCGTGGCGAAGTAGGCGGCGGCATGGCCTTCGAGCTTCAGGGAGTTCGGCGCCACGCCGTCCTGGACGATCGTCTCGATCTGGTCCTGGGCGGTCTGGATGTCCTCCTGCAGGCTGGCCAGCTGCGGTGCGAGCGTCGCCTGGATGTAGTCGAGCGAGGCCTGAATGCCCTGGTCGACGAGGGACTCGAAAGACGCCTCGAGGAGCTCGCGCTCGCGCAGGCGTTCGGCCATGTCGCCGAAGATGCCGCCAAGGAAGTCGGCCGTCAGTTCGGCCGAGGGGTCGATCGCGTAGTCGTTTTCCCTACTCGGGATCACAGCGCTCAAAGGCGGCCTCCCCGTACTTGTCCAGGATCTCCAGGACGGTGGTGCCCTTCATCCGGAAGTCGCCGAGCGGCCGTAGCCTCGGCTTGCCGTCGAGCTCGACGACGTGGACGAGCCTGACACTGTAGCGGCGGTCGGGATCGATCGTCATGAGGTCCTCAAAGCGCTGCGATGAACACGTCCTGCAGGAACGGGACGATCACCGGGGTGTCGGAGGTGGATTCGAATACCATGCGGGCCGAGGACGTGGACGCGACCGTGTAGGTCGAGAGGAAGCGCCGCCGCTCCGGCTTGTCGGGATCGATGCGGATCTCGGTCGTGTCCGGCTCCACTTCGATGCCGGCGACCATGATCAGCGGCTCGAACGTGTGATGGGCCGGATCGAACTGGTCGACCGTGTAGAGGGTCTGGATCGTTGTCGTCGAAAGCCCGAAGTCGAACTCCTCGGAGATCGCCTTCATGTCCCCGCGGTTGCGCGAGGCAGTCCAGCGGCACCACGCATCGGTCTGGATCATCGGCGCCAGATCCTGGGTGCCGACCATCACGAGGTGGATCTCCACCGACGCCGGCAGGCCGACCAGCGCGTTCGTTGCCGGGTCGCCGTCTTCCAGCGCCCGCCATTCGGTCTGGCCGGCCGGCTTGATCTCCCACTGCAATCTGGTGCCGCCGGGCTCCCAGCCGCTGTAGAGGAGATCGAGCTCAGTCATGCCGCCCAGGAGCGCGATCGGGTTGAACGGCACCACCGTGCGAGACGACCGGAAGCGCGCGCCGTACCAGATGAAGGCGAGATCGGTCTCCAGATCGCCCTGGGCGAATGCGCCGTCCGTCAGCCGGAACATGGTGCCGCCGGCGAACTTGTTCCCGGTCGATGCACCAAGCGAGTGCGCGCCGGTGGTGATCGTCGCGAAGGCGTAGCGCTTGCCGGCCTCCAGCATGGTGAGCGGCAGCGGGATGTTGTTCCAGCCCTGGACGATGCCCGCGTGCGGCAGCGTGGCCGCGGCGATCACCTTCTCGACCTGGGGCGCCGCACCCGGGGTGCATTCGACGATCAGAAGATGGACGTCGCCGTCGGCCGCCACGCGGGAGAAGTAGAGCGACTGCGAGGTCAACATCATCGGCTGCGCGACCAGCACGGACTCGCTGAAGATCGAGCCGTTCACGCCGACGGTGACCGTCTTGTATTCCCAGTAAGGCTCCTCGACGATCTCGTAGCGGAGCTGACGGATGCCATAGATCGAATGGTCCGGCAGGCCGTTCCAGTCGCCCTTGTAGTCGACAACCTCGAACTCCTCGCCGTTATGGCGAAGCATCGTGCCGATGCCGGCGTTGCCGAGGGCCGCCCAGCCGGCCTGGTTTTCGCACACCTGGATCGTCGGACCGTAGGTCTGACGGATGCGCGGCACCGTCTTCATGATCGCCTCGACCTCGGTATGGGCGAGCTGGGAAATGTTGACGGTCGTGTCGATCGAAGTGTTCGCGATGCGTGCGACCTCGTCATAGGCCGGCACTAGGCGGTCGCCGATCTTGCGGACCGAGTCCGCGTCGGGAGCGGTTGGCTCCAGACGATTGCCATTGGTGAACTCGAAGCCGTAGCGGATGCCCTCGCGCACCACCGCCCGCCAGGAGCCGTGCTCGGTATCCCAGCGATCGGGCACCAGGCCATTGTCGAAGACGTAAGAGCGCGCCTCGTCGGGAAGGTCCAGGAGGAGCCGGCTCGCGCCGATGTCGCGCTGAATCTGCCGGATGGTTTCGCGCTGCGGGATCTCCGTCAGCTTCGCCTTGATGTTGGTGATCTGGGTCTCGATGACGGCCGTGCGCAGGAAGAGCGATGAGAGATCGACCTCCAACTCGGCGACGCGGCCCTCAACCTCGTAGAGCGTCTTCACCCGCGTGGAGGCGCCCGGCTCGATACCGCCATCCTCGGGGATGCCGGTCGCCTTCAGGAGTACGTAGGCGATGCAGGCGTCGGTCTCCGCCACGGCCGGCTTGACCGGCACCGGGTTGATCGCGCCCGGCTGCACGACAACCGTCACGCGCCGGCGGATCCGCTTCGGCGTGTTGCGCATGACGGGCACCGAGAGCTCCACGTCCTCCGAGGTCTCGAAGGCCCGGTTTTCCGTCTCCGTGACCTCCTCGCCGCGCAGGAGGATCGCGACCCAGCGCTGATCGGACGGCGCGATCGGGATATGGAGCTGCAGGTTGAGGCTGAGCGCCTCCTCCTGGGAATAGACCTCGCGACCGGCGATGTAGCGGCCGGGTGAGATCGTCACCTCCTGGGAGCTCTTCTTCGCCACGGTGAAGGCCGCCCAGTGGTTCGGGTAGCCGATCGCGTCCGCGACCAGGTCGTCGATCGCCGCCTGGGAAAAGAGGCCGATGTTGTTGAAGTCGCCATGCTCGGCGATCTCAGCGTCGTCGAAGTTCATGCGGCTGGACATGCGGCTCGTCCTCTACAGTCGCGTGCGGTCGACGAAGCCGCCGAGTTGGTGGCTTCCGTCGAGCGGGATGGCGTCGGAAAGGCGGATGCGGCGGCGCCAGGCAAAGGTCGCGGAGTAGAGCGTCTCCGGAGCCTTCGAGATCGTCATGGCGAGCCGGGCACGCCGGATCGGCTCGCGATCGACGGTGCGCATACTGGCCCGCCCGATCGCAGAGCGGTTCACCTCAAAGGGGTTTGCAGGTCGCCTCAACGGCAGCTTGACGAGGTAGTGTGCGGTGAGCGGCGGATGCGCGATCGGGCGCCAGCCGATGCCGGACCTGCCGACCGCGAACCGCGTCGGGTGCGACACCACGCGGACGATCTCGGCATCGACAAAAGCGAGGAAGCGCTTCAGTCCCTCGCGCGTACCCTTCAGGTCGGCCAGCCGCTCGCCCGGATAGAGCACGGACCGGCCGGCGCACTGGGCGATCATCTCGCGCTTGCGCTCTTCCGGCCAGTCGTCGAACCACAGATCGACGGATACGTGACCGGCGAGGAATGGAATGAACTCCGCCCGCGTCCGGTACGAGTCCATGATCTCCCGGATCGGCACCTCGATTCGATCGGTCAGCGCCTCCCCGAGCGCGAGCTCGAAGGGCCCCGGGTCCGGGACCAGGTCCTGGACGAACTCTCCGTCGATCGGCCCATAGGGCGGCCCGAAATCGATCGGCTCGCCCGCCTCGTCGGTGAGGTTCAGGTAGCCGATCATGCGAGGACAGCCCCCGCCGCGTCGCGCCAGTCAGACCCGTCTGACCAGAACGGCCTGGCGCCGGCCGCGGCGTCGGTCACGTAGATCATCGCTCCCGCACCGGATGCGGTAGCGTCGGGAACTGTCGCCACCGTGTAGGGGCGCGTGCGAATGGCTCCGAGCGCGTCGATGGCAGCGGTCGGGGTGATGGTCCCCACGGAGAGTTGGGGGCCTGCGGCGGAGTTCCACGCCGAAACAGCGGGGCCACCCACCCACCCAGAACCATCGTGGTAGCTTCCACTCATCCGGAATTCTGCCACGCCACTGGCGACCGCACCCCGGAACCCGAGTAGGCTCGCCGTCC